AATATTTATGAAATACATACCAATAATTTTTAGCACACCAATGGTGCAGGCAGAACAGGAAGATAGAAAAACAGAAACCCGCCGCACCAAAGGGCTGGATGCAGTAAATGAAAATCCTGATGATTGGGAGTTTACAGGTTTTGTATTTAATGGAAAAGCAGATTTATGCGCCCAATTCAAAAACATAAACAACCCATCACAGCAGCAAACAATAAAATGCCCATACGGCAAAACCGCCGCTGTGCTTTGGGTAAGGGAAAGCTTCCAACAGGTAACTGATTTTTCAAAAGGACCTAAAAATGTAACTTTTCCATTTATGTATAAGGCTGATGGGTTTGAGCCTTATAGAAGCAAATGGAAGCCCTCCATCCACATGCCCAAACCCGCCTGCCGCATCTTTTTACAAATACAAGACATACAAGTGCAACGCCTGCAGGATATAACAGAACAGGATGCAAGAAACGAAGGCGCATTGATTGTAAAATATGAAGAAATAGAAAATACTACTTATGGGTATAGTCATATTTATCAAAATGAAATTGAAGCAAGAAGCACATGGATATATGCAAAAGACAGCTTTAAGGAGATAATAAATAAAATAAACGGCCCCACCAGCTGGGATGCCAACCCGTGGGTATGGGTAATAAAATTTAAACGAATACCAAAACCTGAAAACTTCTGCTAATGGAGCAAACAAAATACGATAAAGAAAAAAGGTTTAGCCGAAAAAAACAGAATGAAGTTGACACTTTGGTTTACGGTAAAGTGCCACCACAGGCAAAAGAGCTGGAAAGTGCTGTGCTGGGTGCTATTATGCTGGAACGCCATGCATTTGAACTGGTTGCTGAAATTTTAAAGCCTGAAAGTTTTTATGTTGATGCTCATCAGCAAATATTCAGGGCCATGAAAAAACTTTCTGCTGATAACAAGCCTATTGATGAACTGACCGTTGCACAACAGTTAATGGCAAGTGGTGAAATTGAAACTGCAGGTGGAGTGTATTACCTGATGCAGTTGACAAAAAATGTGGTAAGCTCAGCCAACATTGTACCACACAGCCATTTTATAAGGGAAAAGTTTTTGCGCCGGGAATTAATACGGCTGAGTGGCAACACACTGAATGATGCCTATAATGATGAGGTACCACTAAAATCATTACTGAATGAGTTTGAAATGGAGTTTACCAACATCAGCATGGATGGCACAAGCGATAATGCTGTAATGATTGATCAGGCTGTGGTGGAATCTATCCGGCGAATGGAAGAGCTGAAAGCACAGGATCAGGAAATAACGGGAGTACCCAGCGGCTTTTATGAGATTGATAAAATTACCCACGGCTTTCAGGATACGGATTTAATCATACTGGCAGCAAGGCCTTCAGTAGGTAAAACAGCTTTGGCCCTTAACCTGGCAAGGAACGCTGCCATCAATAAAATTAAAGAGGTACCAGTCGCTTTCTTTTCTCTTGAAATGAGTACAGGGCAATTAACAAACAGGATGATTTCTGCTGAAAGCGGTATATGGCTGGAAAAAATAAGCAATGGCCGTTTTGAAGAAGATGAGATGAAAACCATTTACAAAAAAGGTGTGGAATCATTAAGCAAGGCAAAAATAATTATTGATGATACGCCGGCGCTTGATATTCATTCCTTAAAAACACGTTGCCGTAAACATAAAAGGCAGCATAAGATTGGTTTAATAATTATTGACTACCTGCAGCTGATGAGTGGTGATACAAATGACAGCAGAAACAGGGAAAGAGAGATAAGCCAGATTAGCCGTGGACTGAAACAGCTGGCAAAGGAATTAAAAATACCTGTTATTGCGCTAAGCCAGTTAAGTCGTGAAACTGAAAAAAGGAAAGGTGAGGCTAAAACACCACAACTAAGTGACATTAGGGAAAGTGGTGCCATTGAACAGGATGCTGACATGGTAATGTTTTTGTACCGGCCTGAATACTACCAAATATCTGCCAATGAAATGGGAGAGAGCACAGCCGGTGAAACACATGTAACCATTGCCAAACACCGTAACGGTAAACTGGCTGTTGGCCATAATGCTATAAAGCTGCGTGCCCTGCTGCACATTCAAAAGTTTGTACCATGGAAAGATAGTGACAGCCCTGCAGCAGCACCCAGCGAATTAGGACCGGGTGCATGGAAGCCGGTAAGTGAAATTAATAACCAAAAAGGCGATGGATTGTCATTTTAAAAATAAACTATGGAATTTACTAAACTAGTTAAACCATTGCGCTGGTGGGTTTTGGTTAAGGGTGGCTCCAAGTTGGGAGAATACAAAACCGTGTATTACCGTACCAATATGACCTTCCAGTTTTTTCAAAAATGGCGTTGGTATTTTGAGTACAGGCAGGCACTATATAAAATTAAAAACCCAAGGCATAGCACAGATATAACGTGGGGTAGTTATGAAAGTAAAACCGCACAAGAAGAAGTAAAGGAGAAACTAAAAAATGCCATTACCGGCGCAAAAGCACAAATAACAAAGTGGGAAAATCTTATACAGCAGGCTAAGAAAACATGGTGCGAATTATTCCCAATAGAAGATGATGCCAATTATCAAAAAGCCATACAAAAAATTGAAGCAGCAAAATGTAAACTGTAAACTGCAAAATTTAATTAAAGAACAACAAATTTTAGAAAGTGAATTACAAATACATAATAGGAATTGATTGCGGGGTTGTAACCGGGCTTGCATTATGGTTATGTGGTAACAGAAAGCTGGAAGTTGTTGAATCATGCAGCATTATTGAGGCTATGAATTTTATTACAGGCTTTGTAACCAGTGGTAAAGAAGAAGTGCTGGTACGTGTGGAAGATGCCCGTTTACGCACATGGATACCACAGGGCAAAAATGAAAAAGAAGAGCGTGGCAGGCGTGAGGGTGCAGGCTCTGTTAAAAGAGATGCCAAAATATGGGAAGAATTTTTGACTTACCACAACATACCCTTTGAAATGGTGGCACCCAAAAACAACAAAACAAAAACCACCGCCGAATATTTTGCCAAAATTACCGGCTGGAAAGAAAAAACAAATGAACATGCCCGTGATGCAGCCATGCTGGTTTACGGGTTTTAAAGCCAATAGTATGAACAATAAAGACAAACCACAGTTTGCAAAAAACATCATCTTTTTAAGGAACCAGCTAAAACTTACACAGGAAGAAGCCAGCCGGCTGGCAGATGTGCCCATTGGCACATGGGCCAGTTATGAGGAAGGCAGGGCTGCACCCAGGCTTATTAATTTACCAAAGGTATTAACGGTGCTGCAGTTTACTGATGTGGATGCATTGGTAAATAAAGACCTTGCCAATTTGGAAATGGAAAAAACTGCAGGCCCCGATTTGAACCGGATAAAACTGCTGCTATTTGAATTGAATAAACATTTTGGAATAAAGAAATGAAAAAGACAATGGAAAATCAACCACAATTTTTAATAGTAGATCTGTTTTGCGGCGCCGGCGGCACCACCACAGGCTTTGCCATGGCAAACAATGGCATAGCCAAAGTAATAGCCTGTGTAAACCACGATGCAAAAGCAATAGAAAGCCACTGGAAAAACCACCCTGAAGTAAAGCATTTTGAAGAAGACATAAGAACGCTGGATTTAACAGAGCTGATTGAAGTAGTAAAGTTTCAGCGCTCACTATACCCACAAGCAAAACTAATACTGTGGGCCAGTTTAGAGTGTACAAATTTCAGCAAAGCAAAAGGCGGCCAGCCACGGGATGCAGACAGCCGTACACTGGCAGAACATTTAGAGCGCTACATTTTAGCCATTAACCCCGATTATATACAAATTGAAAATGTAGTGGAATTTATGAGCTGGGGGCCTTTAATATCAAAGGTTACCAAAACAGATGAAGGTTTTGATTGCTGTAAAGTTTTTTACACTGAAATGTATGAATACGTTTTAGATGCTGACGGAGATTATGTAATGGAAGAAATCTATGAAAATGGTGTTTATTTAGGAAATGAAATGAAACAACAAAAGTCTGGTGAAATAAAAGTTAGTTTTATTGGTACTCCTGAAAATAAAAAAAATGGGCAGGATTTTGTAAGGTGGAAAAATAAGGTGTGCAGTCATGGCTATCGTGACGAATGGAAAGAATTAAACAGCGCCAACTTTGGAGCATACACCAGCCGCAACCGTCTGTTTGGAGTATTTGCAAAGCCCGGTTTGCCAATAGCCTGGCCACAGCCAACACATGCAAAAAATCCATCCAAATTTTCAATGTACGGCGATTTACAAAAATGGAAAGCAGTAAAAGAAGTGCTGGATTTTACTGATGAAGGCGAAAGTATTTTCAACCGCAAAAAACCGCTTAGCGATAAAACACTCGAACGCATTTATGCCGGTTTAGAAAAATATGTGGCCAAAGGAGATAAAAGTTTCATCAGCAAATATTACAGCGGCCGGCCTGCAGGTAAAGTAACCAGTGTTAACCAACCAGGCGGCACCATAACAACTGCAGCAACACAGGCACTGGTAAATGCCAGCTTTATAATGCAGCGAAATTCAGGTAATCCTGAAAGTAAAATTGTAAATGTAGATGGCCCTGCACGTACATTAACAAGCACAGGCGGCAATCAGGATTTGGTGCAGGCTGAGTTTTTAATGCAAACCTATGCCGGTAATTCTTTAAAGGCAACTAATGAGCCTGCAAATACAATTACTACAAGGTTTCACCCTCACTTAGTGCAGCCAGTTTGTTTATTAAAATACGATAGTACCGATAAAACAGGTAAGCATTACCCGCCATCGGTAGATGCACCATGCCCCGTAATAATTGCACAGGGCAGGTTGGGTATTATCAATGCTCAGTTTATACAGCATTACTATGGCAATGGTTTTACCACCGATACAAATGAGCCATGCCCAACACTAACAACAAAAGAAAGATGTGCATTAGTGCAGCCAGAGTTTCTGGTAAATTTTAATCATAGTAGTAAAAGTAATGACATAAATGAGCCTTCGCCAACACTTTTAACCAGAGATAAATTAGCAATTGCAAAGCCAGAGTTTTTAAGCAATCAAAACCAAAGCATAAACGATCCTGCCGGCACTGTAATGCCTAATGATAAACACAGGTTGGTGGAAGCGGTGCCATTTATCATGCCAACCAATTATGATAACACGCCAAAATCTGTTGATGATCCAGCGCCAACATTACAGGCAAGCCGCCGGCATCATTACATAATCAATCCATCACACGGCGGGCACAGCACTGCAATTGATGCCCCATGCCCGGTTGTAATTGCCCGGCAAGATAAAGCGCCATTATATCTGGTAAATGTTGAAAACGGCGCAGCTGCAATACCACTGTATGAAGATGAGCCGGAAGTAATGCACCGCATAAAAATGTTTATGGCCGTGTTTGGTTTGGTTGATATAAAAATGCGTATGCTCAGGGTTTTAGAGCTGTTGAAAATACAAGGCTTCCCGGCTGATTATGTACTGTGTGGCAACCAGAGCGATCAAAAAAAGTTTATCGGTAACAGTGTAGTACCACAAGTTGTAAAAGCTTGGATTGAAGCAATGGGAGAAAAATTAATTAGTGAATTTAAAAATGCTGCGTAAAACGGATTTGGGCTTTGCGATGTGGTGGCATTCAAGGCTCGTCAGTTCAAATAACCACCAAAGCTGATTAGATGTACACAGCTTAATTTTTGTACGTCAGCCACCATATAGCAAAACCCCTGTTATATGCTGTGCTTTTTTAGGGGTAAAAATTATTCAAAATGGATAGAAACACATACAGAGGTCGTGGATTTGTCAGAGTACAAAGATTTCCTGAACGCTACGAAAAAACAGCTTTTGTTTATGGTGATTTTCATAAAGATTATGATGGTAGTTTATATCACTACATCACTAAACTACCTGATATGGAAAATGAGTTTCAAACAAGTTTTTACAATGTTGAAAGCAATACAGTTACTCAATGTACTGGATTGAAAGATAAAAATGGAACGCCAATTTTTGAAGGCGATATAATTAAGTACACAGCACACGAAAAATATTTACTACCTACATTTTTTGCAACCGTTGTATTTGAGGAAGATTACGCCTATTTCGGTTACAAAAGAGCCGACCAAAATAATTATGGATATGCTACGCCATTTTCCGACCACGATGAATTAAAAACGGACTTTTTAAATTTTGTCGAAGTTGTCGGCAATATTTGGGATAATCAAATTTCGGAACTGGTCGCACAGCATAGCATATAACGTTGAAGCATTGGCGATGTTGCCGATTTTAAAAACAAATGTTCAATTAACCACAAAAGCTAAATATATGCAATCAGTTGAAAATATGCAGTCCAGCGGCAATATTGCCAATGCAGTGTTGCCTGCTGTGGCATGGTTAGAGTGCTGCTCCTGCGGCAATCAAATTGAGGAAGATTATTACAGGGAGAAGGACAATGAGATTTACTGCGATAATTGCTACGAAGAACAATTTCAATTTCATTGCCCTATCTGCGAAGAATACCACGACAAAACAGGAACACCCGAAAAAACATTCTTCTACCTGCATGAGCAACACGGCAATTTGAAACCTGGCTATTACCGTGTAAAAGACTTTCCTGTTTTCATTTCCGATATGTTCAGTGCATGGATTTGCGAAGGTGCTGTGGAGTTGGCAAGTAAAAACGTTTGCTATAAGTACGAGGGAAAACTTAAAGCAACTGAATTTATTTGCGAAGATTGTTTTAATGAAAAAGGACTAAGCCAATGGCGTGTAGAAAGACATATCCATTATGCTATGAACAAAGCATACAAGCCACGCAAGTACAAGAACTACAAAAGAGTGATTGTAACGGTGTCACCTGAATACTTTGAAATTATGGGCGGTAAAATCCGCTTCAAAAATGTCAGTCTAAAGAAGGATGAAAGCAAAAAAGTACAGCAGTTGTCTGTCCAATTTGAATTAGAGGAAAGCTCAAAGCCATAGCAGGCAACGCCCAGAAATTGCCGATGTGCGCCACGAACCGGATGGAATCCGGGGTAAAGTGGTAAACATCGGTTGAGGCAGACGGCGCATATTGGCAATTTGATGTAGGCCGCCGTACGGCTTTTGTGGATGGCCTGCCGAATTTTCTGGGCGTAGGAACGCCATAAGTAAGGACGGGAAATGAGGAACGAATTGAAGTCGTTACGGCTTTCACTCTAAGGGGTCAGGTGCCTGAAAGGGATATACTGTAGATAAGGTTCACACCACTGACTGCCGCAGTGGGATCTGGGGCGATGCCCACCGAGACGCAGGGAACAGGTCGGGCCATTAGACAGCTAAGTGAACCCTCGCTGACCTCTTAGAGTGAAAGTATGGCGGTCCTACGGGCTCCGGATTGCCGAAGTTCGCTGCGCTTTTAAGTGTAACGAAAAAGCAAGCAGTGAACGAGGCAAAGGTTTCTGCGAATTTTGGCAATCCGATGCTGGACGCTGCCCTGGTTGCCAAAGAGAGCAGTTACCTTTTTCCGGAGCCCGCTGGAACGCAAAGAAAGCTATAGGAGTGAAGAATGAACGGACAGATTTCGTCCCTTAACCGATTCTTTTTTTCTTTTTAAAGCTGCGGAGCATTGTTTTATAAAAACAAATAACAATAAAAAAATGGAAAATTTATTTACAGAAAATTGTATCAGAACTTACTCTGGCATTTACTTCAATGTTTTTGACCCAAAGCCTGAAATGGTTAACATAAATGATATTGCCCACGCATTATCTATGCAGCCAAGATTTGGAGGGCATCTACCTGAATTTTATTCAGTAGCACAGCACAGTATTCATGTGTGTGATAAATTATCTGATGGCAACGAAATATACGGGTTGTTGCATGATGCATCCGAAGCTTATTTAATAGATATGCCAAGACCTGTAAAAAAAGGGCTTACGAATTATAAAGAAATTGAGGAAAAGATTATGAAGGTAATATCTGATGCCTTTGGCTTGGTTTATAATAAGTTTCTTTTTCAAAGTCTCAAAAATGCAGATAATGAAATGTTGCAAATAGAGTGGGATTCGTTGATGATTGGTAAAAACAATACTCTGAATTGTCTGAATCAATTTGAAGCGAAGTTATATTTTCTCAACAGATACGATTTTTTAACCGGGAACGATAAAATACAATCTGAACCAGCGGCCGCCCCTGCCATCAACGTGGAAAAGAAGGAGGGAAAGGAGGTTTGCCAACATGATTGGGATAATACAAAAGCTGGTAATTATTGTAAAGTTTGTGATAAGTATTTTGATGATGAATGATTGGCAAACCGATTGGCTGCATCGCTACATATTATTTGATTATCTCTGCATCCACCGCCTTTATAATATCCTCCAGCAGTTGCCGGTTTACTTTTCCTCTGTCAACCATATCAAAATTGGCGGTTACAACCTGCCAGGCATTTTGTTTGCGGAATTTATATTTTACCAGCAGTAGTACTTTTTGCCCGGCTGTTACTTTTATGCGGTACACATGCTTTGTTTCTGCTACCACTTCCACCTTTGCATGGTACTGTACCGGATCGTACATTTTGCGAAAATAGATTGTAAATTCTTTGGGTAACATACCGCTGCAAAATTAGCCTGTTATGCAATATCTAAAATAGTTAGCACAACTGCACCTAAGCCACTGGATAATGTTGCCATTTGCAGGGCATTCAGAACGCTCACACCGCAAATAATACTAAACTTGTTGACATTATTTAAAACTAAATAATGTCGCAAGTTCAAGGGTACACAAATCGCACTTTTAAAGCATTGGGAAGAATCCTTTTGCACAAGTATCCTGCAATTGCAGAAGAGCTGATTCCTTTTTGCCAGGCTGAAGGTGAAACAGACATGGATTTGCTGCCCGGCTACTTTAAGCGCTTTTGCGAAATAAAGCAAATAAACCCGCTGGAACACATTGGCGAATTACGCAGCGACCGGGAAAAGATGAACAACCGCATGTTATTTGTTGCCTGTATGCTCCACATCTACAATCAGCACATCTTTCATACCAATGGCTCCACTCCATTCTTCCGCCGTGGTTTTGTTAAGCACTTATCGGAATGCCAAAGCATAAGCCCTACTAACATAAGCCTGATGATTCGCAAAGTAATGGTGCATGAACGTGTTTATGATGATTTTAAAAAAGAGATACAGTCAATTGTTAATCAGCTAAAACAAACTGTAAACTAATGGCCACTTTAAAAAAAGGAAACATTAAAGAGCTGCACTTTGATGATGAAAACATTAACAAGGGCAATGAATATGGCATGATGCTGTTGGGCAAGTCCATTACTGAAACAGGTATGGGCCGCTCCCTTATTGCAGATAAGAACAATGTACTGATTGGTGGTAACAAAACACTGGAAGCTGCTGTGGCTGTTGGTATTGATAAAGTAACTGTGGTGGAAACGGACGGCAAAGAAATTATTGTGGTAAAGCGTACCGATTTGGACATAAACAGTCCAATGGGAATAAAAGCTAAAATACTGGATAACACAGTAAGCCACCTCAACTATGTGGAAGATACTGCAGTTGTTTACACGCTATGCCAGCAGGCGGATATTGTGAACACCAACGCTTATGGCCTTAAAAGTTTGGGTGATGATGATGGCAAGGAAGTGAACTTTAAAGCCAGCGATAAAGGAACTATTAAAATTGAATTTCCAAATAAAGGCTTTCTTCCGGCGGCTGAAAAGGACCTGACTGAGTTTCTTGCAAAGAACTATCCGGGAGCCATTGTAAAAGTGAAAGGTAAATGACAAAGGGAAGCACAAATGCAAGGTTAGAGAAGTTTATACGCCTCATGGTTCCAGTAACTGAGGTGGCGGATATGATTGCCGTGTATAAGGAGTGTTTTCCAAACTGCAAAAAGGATTCATCTGCCAGGGTAGGCGCTTACGCACTATTACAAAAGCCTGACGTTGTGGCTGCTATAGATGCACTGAAGCGGGAGAATGAGGAAATGCTAAAAAAGGCAAAGCAAAAGGAGATTGAAAGGCTTGCAAAAGAGCAGGTTGTGAGTGAGTTGCAACTGGATGCGGTATTGAGCCAAATAGCCATGGGAACTTATAAGCGGAAGAAAGTGGTAACAGCTTTTAATAAAACATCTGGCACCTTTCACCGGGCAGATGTGGAAGAGACACCGGATGAGACTGCCATGATAGCTGCTGCAAATACGCTGTATAAGCGCAAAGGCTCATTTGCTCCCACACAGATACAGCATGAAGCCGGTGACGGATTTATTGAGATGCTGAAGGCTCTATCATCAAAACGCAAAGAAGAGGAAACGCATGTTTGAATTCAAAAAGCTGCTGAGCATGTATTTTTTTAAACATAAAAATTAATAAAAAATGAGTAAATTTTTTTCAATTGATGAATTGCATGAACTTATTGGTAAGTATTTAGAACAAGAAATTACCATTGGCAAATTAACAGAATTACTAAACCTAAAAGCAGTTAACGCAGTTCCCGGAACTCTAACAGGAATAATTATTAAGCATATTCCTGCTGGTGAAATATATGGTGGTGTTGCAGTAGAAACTGCTGTTGGAAATTTTGCCGTTTCTAAAAAAGACCAATTATTAGCCCGTGCTAATATTGGTGCAAAAGTTATAGTTTCTGTTATGGAAGATTTTTATAAAACTGTTGAGATTAGAGATTATCCTGATGGATATTCACCAACGCCATAATTTTCGCTTAGTTCTTCGCAAGTGGCGGAGGCTAAAAAGAAAAAAAGCGCTTACAATTAAAAATTACTGAATTTGTTTAAACCGGAACATATAGAACTGTTTGACGGCTGGGTGAATGACCCCGACGGGTGGAATAAGTTTGCCCGGGATTACCTGCGTGTTAATTTGGATTCACAGCAGGATGAAGCGCTGTATGCCATACGCCACAATCCAAAGGTTACCATAGCATCTGGTACCAGCCGGGGTAAAGATTACCTGATGGCCTGTGCTGCCACCTGCTTTATGTACCTCACTCCATACTTTGATGACAGCGGCAAGCTGGCCGGCAATACAAAGGTGATACTTACCGGCCCAACAGACAGGCAGGTTAAAAAGATTATGATGCCTGAGATTTCCAGAATATTCAAAGGCTCTATTTATTTGCCCGGCTACCTTACAGACAGCGGTATAAAAACGCCGTTTGATGAATGGTATCTCTTAGGCTTTAAGGCTGATGATAAAAACGTGGAAGCATGGACCGGTTACCACGCTGCTAATATCTTTTTTGGCGTAACGGAAGCATCTGGTATGAAGCAGGAAGTGTTTAACTCCATTACCGGTAACCTGCAGGGCAACAGCCGTTTGGTAATGGTATTTAACCCCAACGTAAACCACGGCTATGCAGCAGCATCATTTAAGGACCCGACTTTTTTAAAAATCCGCCTCAATTCGCTGGATGCTCCCAATGTAAAGGCAAAGAAAACAATACACCCAGGCCAGGTGGATTACCAATGGATAAAAGACAGGTTGGTGGAGTGGTGTGTTGTTATCCGCAAAGAAGAATATCTGGCTGAAGAGGGTGATTTTGAGTTTGAGGGTAAATGGTACCGCCCAAATGATTTATTCAGGGCAAAGATATTGGGGTTATTTCCAAAAGTATCTGAAGGTGTATTGATACCACCTGAATGGATAGAACTGGCAAACAGGCGCTGGGAGCTGCAGCAGGAGCAAGGCTGGAAGATTAGCAATCCGCTGCGTTTAGGTGCTGATGTGGCTGGTATGGGCAGAGACGATTCTGTTTTTTGCCCACGTTACGGTGATTATGTTGACAGGCTGACTAAAAAGAACGGCGGCGGGCAAGCCATCCACATGGAGGTATCGGGCATTATAGTGGATTACCTTAAAAAAGATACGGACAGTTTTATTGGTAAGTATGCACAGGCTTTTATTGATACCATTGGCGAAGGTGCAGGCGTGTACAGCAGGTTGGTAGAGCTTTCAACCGAAATGGATGGCAACAAAAAGGTGCAGCATGCCTGGTTAAAGGATAAGGTACACAGTTGCAAGTTTAGTGAGGCTGCTATGGATGCAGGTGACAATCCATTAAAAGACAGCACCGGCCAATATGAGTTTTTAAATATGAGGGCTTACCTGTTTTGGGCTGTAAGAGACTGGCTGGACCCGTCAAAAGGGAGCAAAGCCATGCTGCCAAAAGATGATGAGTTGGCGCAGGAACTTTCAGAGACACAGTGGAAGTTTAGGAGTGATGGCCGCATACAGATAGAACCAAAGGAGGACATAAAAAAGCGGATAAAACGCAGCCCTGATAAAGCGGATGCCCTTGCAAACACATTCTGGCCGGTACCTGATATTACAATCACCAAAGTAAAAAAGAAAAATGTTGCACAATTCTTCAGATAACAATTTAAAAAACATACAATGGAAATTAACGAAATAATTGCCCTTTCAGCTGACTTTATTAAGCTGCGTGAAAAGGTTATATCCACCAAAACAAACACTGAAAATATTGCCAATTACTTGAAGCAATATGACCCTTATTGCCATGTAATTACAGATAAGTCTAAGCGACCTGATAAGGTAGTTACAACAGGTGAAGGTGCAGAGCAAAAGACAAAGGTTGTAAGCATTTCCCGCCTTCCCATACCCATGCAAAAGCAGATTGTGCAGTTTGCCGCCGCCTTCCTTTGCGGAAACCCAATTGAACTGATTGCCCTTCCAAAAGATGACACTGAAAAGGATATGATGGAAGTGGTTAAAAAATCCTGGATGAAAAACAAACTGGATTATGACAGTAAGAAGCTGGTGAAGATAATGATGAGTGAAACGGAAGTGGCAGAGCTGTGGTACCGTGAAGAGGCTGATACTGATTATTGGGCAAACACACCCAATGAGGGCAGGCCACACCGATTGCGTATGAAAGTGCTGGCTAATTCTTTGGGTGATACTTTGTATCCGGTGTTTAATGCTGCCGGCGACATGGTTGCCTTTGCCAGAGCATACACACTTTTATTTGATGGCAAGAAAGAAGAGCACTTTGATGTGTACACTGATAAAACAACATGGCTTGCAAAGAGTGTTAACGGGCAATGGGAAGTGGTATCTGAAGCCAACATATTTGGCAAAATACCTGTTATCTATTACAACCAGCCAAAGCCTGAATGGAACGATGTGCAGGCACTGATTGAGCGCTGGGAAGAGGCCATCAGTAACCACGCTGATACGAACGGATATTTCTCTTCACCGATGGTTAAAGTATCGGGAGAGATTAAAGGTTTTGCCACTAAAGGTGAAACAGGGCAGGTTTTGGAATTGGCTAATGGCGCCACAGCAGATTATATGAGCTGGGACCAGTCGCCTAAATCATTAGAACTGGAATTTAAAAACCTTCGCTCTATCATTTACGATATGACCTGCACACCTGACATCTCTATTGAAAACATGAAAGGGCTGGGTACCTTTTCCGGCATTGCGTTAAAGATGCTGTTTCTTTCTGCACACCTGAAGGCCGCTGATAAGGAGGAAACATTTGGTAAGTCTATCCAGCGCCGCATCAACTTTATTATAAATGCCATGGGCTTATTCAACGTGGCAAAGTTGGGTAAAGCAACGGCCATCGACATTACACCAAAGTTTGTGTATTACATGCCACAGAATGAGGAAGAGATAATTAACCTGCTGGTTGCTGCAACAGGTGGTAAAGCTGTAATGACACAGGCCACAGCTGTTAAGCATAACCCTTTGGTAAATGATAAAGAGGCTGAAATTGAAGAGCTGAAAAAAGAAGATACAATTGATGTATTAACTCCTTAAAACTATAATTATGCATGCAGTAAAACCAGAGCTTCCAGCTCCCGAAATTGAAGAAAGCCAACCCATTGCGCCACAAAGCCACATACACAAGGCCATGGCATTATTAAAAAAAGAATTTGAAGCCATTGCCAAACTGCTGGAAGTGTATGAGTATGCAGATGATGACCGCTTTACATCGGTGCATGAATATGCTTTTGCACTGAAGGCAAAGCAGGCGCAAATGAGTAACCAACGTGTTGCCCGTAAAACGGTTGAATATTTCAAACTCAAATTAAAACCAACTGATGAAAGCAATTAATTTTAAAGGCTGCAATTTAACCTTAGCAGAAAACCAGCCGCAATATCAACCCTTACCTGTTTGTTACCAGGGAGGCGGTGAAGCTGCCATGACAAGCTGCATGAAGCTGACTTTAAAAGAACGCATCAAGCTGCTTTTTACTGGCAAGTTGTTTATAACCCAGCTCACATTCAACACAGGCTTTCATCCACAACGAATTGAGCTGGATTGGGAGGAACCCACATGCATCAACTGTGGCCATGGTATGGGCCAGCATCGTAAACCAAATTTCTTTTGTCCGCCTAAATTGAATTAATTGCCGCCGATTAATCCATACGACCTGCAGCAGCTAAAAAACCAGGCTGTAATAAATAAACGAATCCTGAAAATATATCAGGATTCAATTGCTTCATTAACTCCAACGCTCAGCACTATCACTTACAATGGCAAGCCTTTCCGGTTGTCCGATTATCCAAAACTAAAACAGCGTGTTGATGCCCTTGCAAAAAAACTGCAGGGCGACATTTATTCTGCAACCGTCAACGGCATAAAAGACAGCTGGAAACTATCTAACAAAAAGAATGATGTGCTGGTTGATAAGCGCCTTGCAGGGCGCAAGCCAAAGCCTGCTGTAAGAAAGGTTTTGTATGATGCCAATGCACCGGCGCTGGATAAGTTTATTAATCGTAAAGAAAACGGCTTAAACCTGAGCGACCGTGTTTGGAATTTAACAGAGCCATTTAAAAAAGAGCTGGAACAGGGTTTGGGCATTGGCATTGGTAAGGGAAGGCCTGCAAAAGAAATGGCTAAAGATTTAAAGCAATACCTTAATGAGCCCGACAGATTATACCGCCGTGTACGTGGTGAAGATGGCAAGCTCCATTTATCTGCTGAAGCCCGTAATTACCACCCAGGGCAGGGCGTGTATCGCAGTAGTTATAAAAATGCATTGCGGCTTACCAGAACTGAAAACAACGGCGCTTACCGCACCGCTGATTTTGAACGCTGGCAACAGTTGCCATTTATCACCGGCATTCATATCAAACTATCCAATGCACATCCGGTATATGACATTTGTGACCGCATGGTTGGTTTATATCCAAAAGACTTTAAGTTTTTTGGCTGGCATCCGCAATGCCTTTGTTATGCCACGCCTGAACAAATGAGTGATGAAGAATATAACAGGCTGGAAGATCAGATATTAAACGGACAGCCGATAACAGTTTCCGGTGCCAACGTGGTGCAGCATCCGCCGGCTGAGTTTGGCAATTACATTAAGGAAAACAAGGCCATGCTGGACCGTATGAAAAACAAACCCTATTGGATGCGTGACAATCCTGATTATGTGCAATCTGCTGTTAAAGCAGTTGATAAGCCGCTGCCGGTTGCCGGTGCACAACGCATCAGCACACAGTTTACTAAAATTTCACCCGCTGTAAAACCATATGCAACCCATGCACTGCAGTCAATTGATGCGGTACATGGTGATGGCATACTGGATGATATCCCTTTTGTAAAATCCAGATCAACAAAATACAATGGTGCATTTACATCCGATACACTTGGCCGGGCAAAAGAAATATCATTAACCAATTTAGGTATTAGCAATGCCCCTGAAATAACCATGGCACATGAAATGGGCCACTACCTGGACTTGTATGCCGTTGGCAAAAAAGGAAGCTGGAATTCCTTACAAAAAGATTCACCTATTGCAAAAGTGGTATCAGTTGCACGGGAATCTAAAGCAATGAAGAATATTGAAGCCCTTGTAAACAATGGCTATGTTGAAGTAAATGGTAAAAAGATTTGGCACAGCGGAAAAATTAAAAAGCATCTTAACTACCTTAACAATCCCAAAGAAGTTTGGGCCCGTGCTTATGCACAGTTTATTGCAGAAAAAAGCGGTTCGCAAAAAATGATTGAAGGTTTAGAAACTACTATTGCCAGAGACAGGAAGCGCAAATTTTGGGCTTATCAATGGGAGACGGAAGATTTTGCGGATATAAGTGCAGCTATAGAAAAGATGATGATTGATGAAGGCTGGATTGTTAGTCAATAATTACATACTCATCTTCATTTTCTGCAATGGTAATTATTGTTTCAGTTTCTTCAGGCAGCAGGTTCAGCATTTCAGTCATGTAAAAATATTCCTCAGCATCTGTGAGCGGTTCGCTGTTTTCCAGCTTTTGTATGATGAGCTTTTTAAGCTGCTGTTGTTCGTTTGTCATGATAGGTTTAATCTTCTTTTTATACTACTGAATAAACCCTCAAAAGCATTTACAAATTTATAAATTGCAAAACTAAATGTGTTTCTCAGTCTATTCAACTCATCATTAGAAAGTTCTTCAAAAGCAGGCATTCCGTCAATGTGAATCCTGCTATAATAAAATTCTTTAAGCATTAAATTTTCCATACTGTAAAATTAAAAAGTTTTCCAGCCAATTCATAGCCCTATCTTGGCCGCTCCTCCCTCATCTTTTTCAACTTCACCATAAAATCAAGTGCATCATCCTGTTGTATCCGCTTCATTAATTTGTGCAGCCAGCTGTTTAACAAAACAGTTTCAAACATTGGGTTGTAATCTTTGTATGCCCTTCTTATTTCATACTGCGTTTCATTAATGATGTACTCCCACCGGCTAAATGGTACCTGATCTGATTCTTCAATGATTTTATCAGAAAGTTTTGTTGCATCCGGCTCACTGTAAAAGATTCTAAGCCTCAAAAACAGGCTCTTTACCATTTGCGATGCATTCACTTCATCTTTAAAAATAAGCAAACATCCAGCCAGCGGATCATCCATAATGCTATTTACGCCAATACCTTCCATGCAGCAATATATAAACTTATAAGCAATATTTAAAACACACGTTTTACGGCGCTGTTTGCCCTAACTACTTTCACACTCAATAAAAAGCTCTTACACTTATGTTACGTGAAAAAATCCTGGCACAACTGATTGCAAAGCATTCAGGGGTGTCAAAAAAAGCGCTGGGACTTATAGCCGATAAACTGGCAAAAAAAGTAACAGACGAAAGCGGGATCGATGAAGCAATTACCACATTCGATAACGCAGTTGGAATCAAAGAATTTGCAGACGACTTACAACGGGAAGGTGACAGCAGGGTTGGTGAAGCTAAAAAGGAATGGGAAAAGAAAACCCCTCCTAAGCCGCCAAAAACTGATGAACCAGGTGAAGAACCAAATCCAAAAGATGATACACCCGCATGGGCTAAAACATTGCTGGATAAAGTTGACAGACTTGAACGTGAAAAAGCCGTTGGTACAAATGCCAGCAAAGCAGAAGCGGCGCTGAAAGATGTACCAAAATCATTTTGGAAGGGTAGAACAATACCTGAAAAAGAAGAGGAACTGCAGGCATTTATTGATTCAGTAAACACGGATTTTTCAGCATTCAAACAGGAACAGATTGATGCCGGTCTTATGCAGGCCACTCCACCAACAGGCGGAAATGGCGGCGGCGGAAATGGCGGCAATGATAAAGCCATTGAAGCTGATATTAAAGCGTGGGCAGAAAAGGGTAAGCCAGCTGTAACCGAAAAAAAGTAATAACACTTTAAATTTTTAACACCATGGGATTACAACCTGTTAAGACAACCGTAAACGGCGGCGTACCAGTTTTTCAATCAAGACTGGAGAATGCAATGGGCGGTTTTGTGCTGGATGACAGCACACTTACAGCGGGTAACACCGTAAAAGCCGGCCATCCGCTGGGTTACGATGAAACTACCCGCAAAGCCAAGGTGGTTAAGCTGGCGAAGGTGTATGAAAATGCAACCAACTCAGCTACCACCATAAAAGTTTATAAAGGCCACCACTTTAAAGTGGGTGACTACATTGCAAAAACAGTGGGCAGTGCTGCATATGCAGTAACAGCTATTGATACCAGCAATGCGGCCTATGATTCATTTACCGTGGGAACAACATTAGGTGTGGTTTTAACAGCCGATACCGATGTGTTGTTTCAATCATCTGCCACCGGTGCTTCAGCAGCCGCTTACAGCGTAACTGCAAAAGGCCTGTTGTATGAAGATACTGAAGTGGGCAGCAACGTGAGCTTATCCGTTGTTATCCGTGGCACGGTTTACGAACGCAGGGCACCTGCAGTTACTGCAGTGGTTAAAACAGCCTTGCCTCACATCATTTATTCACAATCTTATTAAATCAGGGAGGCCTAATAAGGAAAAATTATGAGCAAATTAATTTCAGTTTTCGGTACCTACGCCACCAAATTACAGATGGTAATAGATACCAGTCTGGATAAATTCGCACCAACCTGGTTTCAAAAATACTTTGGTTGGGGAGTTATCCAAACCACGCTGACTTATACCAGCGTTATCGGTAAAAGCCGCATTGAAGCAGCCGCTTCTGTGGTTGACCGTGATTCACCTGCTCCACTGCGCAGCAGGGCTGCTTTAGACAAGCTCAGCGGCGATATTCCCGCTATCAGCGAGAAGTTCAAAATGAGCTCAAACGATTATTACGACTTCATGGCATTGCAGGCAATTACCGGTGTTGATGACGCTACTAAGCGCCAACAGCTGCTGGATCTGTTGTTTGATGATGTTAAGAAGTGTGGTGATTCTCCATTAAAGCGTATCGACATTATGTGCTTACAGGCATTAAGCACTGGTAAAATCACTTTGGATGCTACCACAAACCCTGATGGTTTGATATTAAGCGATATTGATCTGTTAATGCCATCAGGCAATAAAGTGAATGCCAACGTTGCGTGGGCAACTGCTGCCAGTGCCAAACCGCTTACAGTGGATATTCCAACCATTGTAAATGCAGCACAGGACCGTGGCATTAAGTTTTCTAAAATGCTGATGAGCCGTGCAAAATGGCTGGAATTCCAGCAGATTGCTGAAGTAAAGAGCTTGCTCTCCAACTTCCTGGGCTTTAAACAAGCCGGCAACATGCTGGTTACGCTGGATAACGTAAACAACCTGCTTTCTGCCAACATGTTCCCCATTATTGAAATAGTGGATGAAGCAATTGGCGTGGAAAAAGATGGTGTAATTACAACCATCCGTCCATGGGCAGATGCTAACGTATCATTCGTTCCTGCAGGCCAGTTAGGTACTATCAAAAACACCATTACCATAGAGCAGATGAAGCCCGTTGATAAAGTAAGCTACGGCGTTTATCAGCGTGTATCTATCAGCAAATGGAGTGAGAATGATCCGTTTGGCGAATGGACTAAAGGTGAATTGAACGCATTCCCGGCATTGGAGGCTATCGACAGTATTTATCTGTTGAGTACCACCCTTGCATTCTAAAAGTTCTTTGTACCATGACCAATAAACAAGCTCTCATAGCAGTCCTGCGAATAAATGTGCCCGATGACACACTGGAAAAAGCATTGCTTGACCATGATGTTGACGGTGCTGCAAACTACACAAAGGACAATGCAACAAACATCGACCTGTGTGCAATAGATGTATTTGCAGGACTGCTGGCCGAGCCTGATGTTACTGAAGGAGGCTACTCTGTTAAGTACGACAGGAAGGCGGTACAGGAGCGCCTTGTTTTATTGGCCAAAAAGCATAACGTAACCGAAATTTTAAATCAATACAAGCCATCTGTTAAGTGCAGGCCGGTATGGTAAAACAATACCCTCATACAATAACGATAACCACACAAAGCGGTTCATCTAAAGTAAACGGGAGCTGGCAGGCAGGTACAGAAACTACAGTTGATAAAAGTTGCCGGTACGAACCTAATAAAGGAAACGGTTTAATTACCGCTGCCGATGGTACACAGATTAATTATGACGGAATCGTTTATATGCCGTTGCCACAAACATACCTGCAACCAGGTACAGCAGTGGAAGTAAAAAACGGCGCAACAGTTCTTTTAAATGGCACAGTAAAGCAGTGCAGTGTGGGTCAACAAAATGCAAGGTTATGGCTGTAAGTCTTATACCCAAATTCAACCGGAATGATATAGCAAAAATGCTGGCTGAAAAATACACCGTTATTGATCAGGCGCTTTTATTGCGAATACTGCGGGTTGGTGAAGCCTTTGTAAAACAGGCAAGGGATACAGCAAACTTTAAAGACAGAACCGGCAATTTAAGAAGCTCCATTGGTTACATCATATTAAAAGACGGCAAAGACATTTACGAAAATTTCAAAAGCCGTGCAGGTGGTAAAGATGGAGTTGAAAAAGCAAGGGAGGTGGCAGCAGCGCTTAAAATTAAATATCCAAAAGGATATGTGCTGATAGCAGTTGCCGGAATGGATTATGCTGCAGCAGTGGAAAGCCTGGGTTATGATGTAATAACCAGCAGCGCTGCTGATGCCGCTACCAATTTAAAACAATCTCTTTCAGAACTGGCTAAAAAGCTAAAATGACCACCACACTTGCAATAATTGATACACTGTTTACAAAGCTGGATTCAAGCACATTGAAAACAGCCATTACCGGCAGCATTTGCAAGCAAAAGCGTGACGGTAACAGTAAAAAAGAAGATGTGGTTATTAATTGCCTTCCGGTAAACAACACACAGCTTCAAACAGCCATTGCCAATGTAAACATTTATGTGCCCGATTTACAAGTGGCAGTAAATGGCATGCAGGACCTTCAGCCCGATATTACCAGGCTGGAAGAGCTGGCAAACATGGCAGTTGAAATATTGGATGATAACTGGACAGCATCACTCAATTACAATGTGCAGCAACAGGTTTTATTTGATGACCCGGATTCAAAAAGTCATTACATAAATATCAGAATTGAATTTTTTATTGAAAATCTTTAAATAACAATCATCATGGCAAAAAAAGTATTTGGCCTTGCCTCTTTAAAAACAGCCGATGTTGCCGTTGATGGCGGCATGGGCACCAAACTGCAAACAGTAGGTGAAACCGTAAGTGGTACCGCTGTAATGACGCAGGAAGATAATACCACAACAGAATTCGCCATTGAAGAAAGCGACAGCCCTGTTGAAAGCATTGTAAGTGCTGCCGGTAAAATAACATTTTCGTGGAGCTCTTATAAAATTGATTACCGCAATTTGTACAGGCTGTTTGGCGGTACTGGTAACATGCCGCTGCCTGCAGGTGCTGTATTAACGCTGGGTACATTAACAGCCGGCTCTGGTTATACCGCTGCAGGCTTTTATGAAGATGTGCCGCTTTCTGTTAATACCGGCTCTGGCTCAGGTGCAAGGGCTAACATTACCGTTGCAGGCGGTGTAATTACAGCTGTTGAAATAACTGCACCCGGTACCGGTTATGCTGGTACGCAGGAACTAACAGCAGCCAACACACTTTTAGGAGGCGCTGGTACTGGCTGGAAAGTAGTTATAAGCACTGTGCAATCAACTGCTGCGCTGGAAAAATGGGAAGCCCCTGATTCATTCCCTGATATTGAGCAATCAATACAGATTACCGATAAAAAAGGTAATGTGGTTATTATACCACGGGCAAAAATCAGCAGCAAGCTGGGTTTATCATTTGCAAAAGATAAATTAGGACAATTGGATATGGTGGCAACCGTATTGCAGCCTACAAAATCAGGCGAAAAACGGATGACCATAACCTTTGCCAACTAAGCACAAACCATTTTATTAAAATAAGCAAATGGCTATGGGATAACCATAGCCATTTATATTAAAACATGACTGAAGAAAAACAAATACTGCAACAGGTAAGCGATGCAACACTGCAAAAGCCGGTAACCATAACGGTGGATATTCAGCCCGTAAACAGGTACCATGCTTTATTGCAAAAGTGGGGCATACTGCCAAAAACAAAATCATTTCAGTTAAAGCCGGCTGTGTTGGGTACGCTCATAAAAATATCCGGTGTACTGGTATCAATTGACTTTGTTATACCCGATGGTAAAGATGAACATGGCAATTTGCTAAAGGCTAATTACGATGCCATTATAAAACATGGTAAATCCATGGCCACAGTGGTGGCTTTGGCAATAGAAAACTGTAATAAAGAAGCAAGTCCACGCCTTGTAAAATTCATCATACGCAATTTTACCACACAGGAAATGTTTGGTGTGCTGTCGTTGGTGATAAATAAAATGGACCTGCAAAATTTTATGAGTTCTATCATCTCAATAAAAGGCATGAATGTACTGGAGACGAAAAAGAATGTGAGTGCAGCAAGTGCAGAAAGCTAAGAGGTGAGCCAGATAGCACGGGAGATAATAGCCCGTGGCACCTGATAGGCAGTGTAATTAAATACTTCAGGTTTACTTATGAGTATGTGTTATGGGGAATAAGTTTTACAAACCTGAATATGCTGCTGGCAACCATACCGGTTTATGAAAGCAAAAAATCCGGTGCAAATAAAAAGGATGATACTGAAGTGGTAGATTCAATTGCTGACATCTTTAAAGAATAACAAATGGCTGTAAACGTAAACGGCGGGCCGCTTGAATTTAGTGCAATAATAACGGCTGCACAGTTCAATGCCGCCATATCACAAATAGAAAAACAACTGCAGGGCCTTACCACCACAGCCCAAAAAGAAGCCAATGCAATTGAGAATATAACACGTAAGGCTGCCACTGCCATTGCGGCTTATGCATCATTTACCACTGCATCTAACTTTGTGCAGGATATTGTAAGGGTACGGGGCGAATTTCAGCAGCTGGAAGTGGCATTTAGCACTATGCTGGGCAGCAAACAAAAAGCAGATAAGCTGCTGGCTGAAGTTACCAACTTTGCTGCCACCACTCCATTTGAACTGCAGGAAGTTGCCAGCGCCACAAAACAATTATTAGCCTTTGGCATTTCTGCTGATGATATTATACCAACGCTTCGCCAATTAGGTGATGTATCTGCCGGTATTGGCCAGCCTGTTGGTGAAATTGCCTACCTGTTTGGCACCATTAAAACACAGGGCAAGGCAATGACTGTTGATATCAGGCAGTTTGCCCAGCGTGGTATTCCCATTTATGAAGAGCTGGCAAAAGTTTTAAAGGTTGACCAGACGGAACTGAATAAATTTATTGAAGCCGGCAAGGTTGGTTTTCCTGAAATACAGCAGGTATTTAAAAACCTTACTGCTGAAGGCAGCAAGTTTGGCGGATTGATGGAGGCCCAAAGTAAAACACTCACAGGGCAAATAAGCAACTTAAAAGATGCATGGAACCAAATGCTGAATACCATTGGTAAAGGGCAGGAAGGTTTATTTGCAGATGCCATTTCCGGTGCCACTTATCTGGTAAAGAATTTTGAAAGTGTACTGGATATATTGAAGGTGTTAATTATCACCTATGGCAGTTACCGGGCGGCGCTTATTGCAACAGCTGCAGTGCAGGCCATAGCCACCAATGCCGCCAAAGGTTACACTATAGCCCAAACGCTGCAATACCAGGTAATGCTTATCAGCGAAAAAGCCATGAAGCTGTTAAACCGTACCATGCTGGCAAATCCGTTTGTGGCGGTGGCAACAGCAGTTACTGCAATAGTGGCGGCGCTTGTTATTTTCAATCGCAGTGCCAGTGAGGCAAAAGACAAAGCTACTTTACTAGCTGAAGCCAGCGAAAAAGTAGGCGACCGCATGGCTGAAACAGAAGCTAAAATACGTCCTTATGTAGAAGCGCTTAAAAATGCAAACCTGTCTGAGCAGCAGCGGCTGGAAATTTACAATAAGCTGAAAGAAATTGACCCTAAAATAGTGGAAGGGTTAAATGCAAAAACGCTGAGTTATGAAAGGTTAGCTGCTAATGTAAATTTGTATTTAGGTGCGTTGAGAAAGCAGATTGCTTTGGAGAGTAATAAAGAGGCGCTCACTTTAAGCATAAAGAATGAACAGCGTATTCAGAAAGAGATTGCAAACACAGAGAAATCCTTAAAAGAAGCAAATGACAGGCTTTCAAAATTGAGTGCTTTAGATAAATTTCAGGGTAATTCTTTAGATTTTGCTTCTGTTGATAACTTAAGTGATAAGTTGAAAAACTTACGTGAAGATTTAGTAAATCAGGAAAACACAACAAAAAGTTTAGGCGAAACACAGGTAAAAACTGAAGGCGAAACACAAAAAGCCAAAGCCCGTACCCTTGCTGTAATTGAAGAAGAGATTAAAGCACTGAAAGAACAGCAACAGGCCAACAGTACCAATGCAAAACTGTATAACGAATATCAGCAAAAAATAAATGCGCTGGAAGCTGAAAAGAAACGGATCACCGGCGCTTCCAAAGCAGAGGCAAAAGCTGCACAGGCAGAGGAAAATAAAACCAATTCTTTTTTAGAAAAAAGAAAGGAGCTGTTACGTGATATTGATGACCTTAAACGTGGTGCCAAACAAAGCGGCCTTATAAAAGAGCAAACCGAACTGGATAAAATAAATGAAAAGTACGATGCCCTTATATTGAACATTACCGATTACAACAAAAAGGTAGAGGCCTTCAACAAAAAAAATCCAAGGGCCAACGTGCAAAAAGTAGGGCAGGCAGATATTGTTGAACTAAACAATGCCCGTACCCGTGAGCTTAGCAATACCACACTAAAACAGCAGGCAGATGATTATAAAAAGTACCTGGAAAACCAGCGGGAGGTATTTATAAAATTTGAAGATGCTAAAAAAGATGTGGGCATTACAAAAGCAAAGGAAATGTTTGCAGCCCAAACCGGCAATTATGAAGATTTTCTGCAGCTGTTAAATGACCAGGCCGCAAAGCTGCTGCCTAAAATTACCTTGGGTATTGCCAATATTGGAGAGGTGCAAAAGTTCAAATCTATTGTTGACCAGCTACAGCAGTATAACAAAGATAAAACTGCACAGGCGCTGGAAGATGAGAAGAAAAAGTTTATTGAACTGCTGCAGGCCACCGTTACTTACAATGATGATAAAATTGCCATCAATAAAAAGTATGATGAGTTAGAAGCCACCCTGAAAAAAAACAGCAGCCTTGCAGAGTTTGAGGAGCGCCAAAAAATACTGCAAACATCAAGAGAAGAAGAATTGCAGCAGCTGGAAAATGCCATGATAAGGCAAAGCGCTGTGTACAAAAAACTCAATCAGGATATTATTGGCTTTACCCGTGAAAGAATTAAGCAGGAAATAAAACTGCTTAAAGAAAAACTGAAAGCTGATGCCACCCTAACCCCTGAAGTAAAGCAGGCAATACAGGGAACTATTGACAGGTACCAAAGTCTGTTAAATGAAACCAATGAGCTGGCAAAAGATTTTAATAAAGTAGCAGCCGGCTTAAACACCACAAGCGGTGCATTTTCATCATTGGCAGATGCTATTGCACCCTTAAACAGCGGCCTTGCAGAAACATTGCAGCAGCTTTCAGATATTGCTGCCACAGGCTCACAGGCAGCAGCATCCATTGCCTCCTTTGCTGCAGGTGATATTGCAGGCGGCATTACCAGTGCCATAAATGCAATCTCCAGCATTATATCTGGCTTTGCAAAAGCCAAACAAAGTAAAATTGATGCACAGCAGCAGGTAGCAAACTTTCAGCAGCAAATTTACCAGGGTGAGTTACAGTATCAGGAACTAATAAGGCAACGCATAAGAGAGGAAGTAAAGGCAGGCAAATTAAAAATTGATGGCCTTAATGCCGAAAAGAAACTGCTGCAGGAACAAAAAGATATTGTACTTAAAAACTACAACGAAATATTTGCAAAGCTGCAAACAGATAGTTTCATAAGCGGCCAAACCACTAAGAAAAAAAGAGGCAGCCTGTTAACCGGGTTGGTTGGCTTTTTTTCCGGTACCAGAACAACCGTGCAAAACGAACTGTCATCTTTAGCAGGCAAATCATTTGAAGATATTGAAAAGCTGTTTAACACCGGCCAGTTAACAGACAGTGCCAAAAAGCTGTTTGAGCAACTGCAAAAAATAAAACAGGAAGGTGTTGATATCGACCGCCTGCTGCAGGAAAATGCAGAGCAGTCTAAACAACTGTTTACCGGTACCACTGCCGACAGTATAACAGACAGTATTGCTGATGGTTTTAAAAACGGCCTTCGCACTGCATCCGACTTTGCAGGTACTTTTGAAGAGTTTATGCGTGGGGCCATCATCAACAGCTTTAAGTTTAAATATTTAGAGCCTGCCTTTAAAGATTTTTACGAACAATTTGCCACAGCAAGCGAAAGTGATGGCCAGCTTACCAACGCCGAAATAAACCAGCTGAGGGAAGCATTTAAAAACATACTCAGCAATGCAGACAGTCAGTTTCAGCAACTGCAGCAAATTGCAGGGCTAAACATAAATGCAACGGGTGGCGGCGGCAATAATTTAACAGGTGCCATAAAAGGCATAACAGAACAGCAGGCAGAGCTGCTGGCTGCACAATTTGGCGGGTTAAGAATAACAGCTATTGAAGCATTAGCGGTAAGCCGTGGGCAACTGAGCGCTTTAAACTTAATTCAAACACATACCGCTGCCACAAGCGAAAGAATATTGCGTATGCTCAGCAAGTTTGATGCATACGAAACCGGATTACAAAAACTGCATGTAAAAATTTAAGCTATGGTTAATTTATCAGGCAAATGGTATATTGATGGCATTGACATATTCACCGCCTTTGGTTTATTTATTGAAGAGGGCAGCACAGATTTTTTAAAATTCCCTCCAAAAAAAGATGCTATTGAGCATGACTGGATGGATGCCAATGGCCGGGATATAGATTTAAGCCGTGTGTTTTTCGACCAGCGGGAGGGCACCCTTAACATGGCCATTATTGCAACCGATATGGATGATTTTTTTACAAAGCAGCAAAGTTTTATTGCCACCATGATACAGCCGGGCACACGCCGCTTTACGGTAACAGCACATGGCCAAAGAGATTATTTTATTTATTACAAAGAATGCAATAATTACAAAGCTGAAAAAGCGCTTACAGGCCAGCAAACAGGCTTATTTGCTTACCGATTTTCAATGGTAGTGGTAGAGCCTGAGCCACAGATTGATGCCAGCCAGGTATTTATTGTTGACCATGATGATAATTATTTAATAGCATAGCATGAACACTGTTGACATAAAAAGAATTAACAGCAGCGGCGTAATTGAATTTATTGCCACCATAAAGCCAGACAAAAGCAGCGCTCAGGTAAAAAAAGTAATGGGAGAAAACCTGCTAAACATCAGCTTTGAAGATAGCCGGTACATCTCCTTTAAAATAAATGATTACTGTCAGGTGTTTGGAGAAACCTACACACTAAGCCAGTTACCTGTGGTTACAAAGCAAAGCCAGTTTTTGTATAAATACAGCCTGGTTATGTATGCTGAATACTATGACCTGAGCAAAGCGCAATACCTTTTTTTAGGCAGCGATAATACAAAACGGGAAAGCGAATTTTCTTTAAGAGGTACCGCAAATGATTTTATGGACCTCATTATTTCAAACGCTGCCAGAATTGGTACCGGATGGACAAAAGGCGAAGTGCTGCCCACAGGTTATAAAGACATCACCTTTAACAAAGAAAACTGTTATGATGCACTGGTACGCATTGCAGAAGCCTTTAACACTGAGTTTTCTTTCAATGGCAAAATCATTCACCTTATAAAAAAAGTGCAGGATGTTGGCCATACGTATAAGCACGGCCGCAACCGTGGTTTGTACGAAATAACAAGGCAAACCTATAACAACAGCAACGTGGTTACCCGCCTGTATGCCTATGGCAGCGAAAAGAATTTGCCACCTGCTTATATCACATTGGGAAAAAGGCTGCGTTTTCCCGGTGGCTACAATCCCTGTTTAATATCCAATTTAACCTGTTTGCTTACTGATAATGGAGATGGCACACAAACATTTGATTTTACATGGAATGCACCACTAAGCCCCGGCGTAACAGATGTAAGTATTGAATACCGCCTAACAGGTACCAACGATCCATGGCAGTTTCAGTTGGGTGTACCAGCAACGCCACGGTCCTTAACAGTGCCCAACGGCAATTACGAATTTAGATTTAGAACCTATGGCAGCAGCTGCTGGGTATTTACACCCGGTTATGGCATACCAACAGAGGTGGTGGTAATTACCACTACCATTGCAAGCCCTGTATTAGTGTATGTGCCCCTGCCTTATGTTGAAAGAAATGTGGCAGTGTATGGCGTAATTGAAGCCACAGAAATATTTGAAGATATTTATCCCAACAGAACAGGAACGGTATCGGCGGTTAACCTTACTGATGTATATGAATTTACTGATGCGGCCATGCCCTTTGATGTAAACTCATACCTGCTGCCGGGCCTTACACCTAAAATAACTTTTAATACCGGGCAGCTGGCAGGTTATACTTTTGATGTGCAGAGTTACGATAACACATTTAAGCGCTTCAAAATTTTAAAAAATGCAGATGAAAGGTTGCTAGATATTCCCAGCAGTTCATTAAAACCAGCCATTGGAGATGAATATGTGATTACAGATATTGAAATGCCAACCAGTTACGTTACCGATGCTGAAACAAGGCTGAAAAATGCAGCCATAGCAAGGCTGGCAGAACTTTCAGAGCCACAGTTATCTTACACTGTTGTATTAGACCCCGCCTTTATAAAAAGAACAGGCAGAAACATCCGCATTGGAGATTTGGTTTGGATAGTGGATACAGAGCTGGAAGTGCAAAAGAAAATACGTGTAACATCCACCACAAGAAATATTGTTGAAGAATATCAGTACACGGTGGAGTTATCAGATCTTGTTTCACCCGGAACAATACAAAGAATCATTGCTTCCACAGAAAATAACGACCGCAATCTGCAGCAGATTGGCAGCCAGCTAAACAACAACAGCATTCTTAACAATAATGTAATTGGCACTTTAACCTTTACACAAATGCCAACTACTTCCACCATGACAGGATTTGATAGCGTGGTAATTGAGCAGGCAACCGGCAAACTGCATAAGAAGGTTTAAACTAATTGCCTTTCTTTAAAAGAAATAACTATATGCCGCTGCAATCATTTTTAGTATTGCAGCATGGCGTTGGTACCAACAGTTAAAATACCGGAGCTGCAACCACTAACGGTTGGTTTAGACCTCGATAATGCGGATAAGTTACCTATTCATATTTTTTCTGAAAACAAAACAAAACGGGTATCACTGCAGCAGCTCTCACAATTTATTGTAAGCGGTGGCGGCTCATCCATTCCGCCGGCTGTTTGGGGTGCAGAGGTTATTTACACCGTAAATGCATTAGCAGCCGGTACCGATACTGCATCCATCGCATCACTTGCAGGAAAATCCTTTACGCTGGAACGCATGGGAGTTCCCATGATTCCACTATTACCCGATTTAAGTAATGCAGCTGTTGCCGATTTTGAAGTATTGGTGGCAGGCGGCTTTAAACTTACCAGCAATCAGCCGCCATTGGTATTGGATGAAAGATTTAAACTGCAGGTTTTTTCACTCATCAGCACCACGCCTGGCAATACCACCACGCCTTTTATTAAAGGTAAAAGAGTAATTGCCAACACTGCAGCACTCGACCCTGTAAACGATGCCAATAAAATCATACAGTTCCGTGGCACCAATACTTACATTACCTGCACCATACCCGACCTTATTGATATACCAGAAAATACAGTTTTCTTTTTAGATGCATCCATTAACCAAAATAAACCGGTAACTGTTACCACCACAGGCGGCCAGTATTTCTATTTCAATAATCAAAGCAAAACAACCATATACATCATGCCCGGCGAAGTATGCTGGATATTTCGTGATGCTGATGGATTTTATTTTTTAAATGACTTCGCAAAAAATTATTTGAACATAGGCAACCCGTTATCAGCTTTTAAAAAAGGCCTCAATCAATTAGTGTTCAATGGCGCAGAAGTGCTTCGCTCAGACTATCCACGCCTGTTTGAAGCATGCCAGGCTTTTTCAGGCAGCTATATTACAAAAACGCTTTGGCAAACAGCATCAGCAACCGTTGGTGGCGTGGAAGTATTAAAGCCTTACCGTGGCTGTTTTTATGATGGAGATGGCAGTACCACATTTGGCCTGCCTGATATGATGAATACTTTTTTACGTGGCTTGCTTGCTGAAACAGGTACCGATGCTGAAAGGCTGTTGAATAAAGCAGGCGGCTTTCAAAGAAACAGTTTTGAAGAGCATAATCATAGGGTTGACACAACGGGCAATCAATCCGGTGTTGACCCTGGCCGTGCAATACAGCGCAGCAATACAAATGGAGATGGATACAGCAACGGATCGGGAGGAAATGATTATATAGAAACAGTGGGTGGTATAGAAACAAGGCCTGATAATATTGGTGTGCTGTGGATTTGTAACACATAAATTATTTGTATGAAAAAAATAGTTTTATTTCTTTTAACAATATTGTTTTGCGGTGCCCTGTTTGCACAGCCTGGCAACTGGCAGGCCCGTGGCACAAGAGATAAGTATGAGGGTATAGCCGCAAAAAAAGTTTTACTAATACCCACCGGATGCGGTGCACCTTCAGCGCTTTTATCAAAAGACAGTTTGGAAAAGCAAGGTGCTTTATTTGCAGATACCTGCAATAACAGGCTGTATTTTTTCAACAGTAAAACACTGGTTTGGGATAGTGTGCATGTTGGTGTGGCTGCAGCAGGCAGTGGCGGCGGTTCTGGCAACTTCAATGCAGGCTCATACTACAGAATTTTAAACCCCGGCACACAGGCTATGAAAACAATACAGCCAGCCTTTGGCGTTAGTATTGATAGCGCCACTGATTACTTAACCTTTGAAGCAGATACTGCTGCACTAAGCACAAAAGCCAATGTCCAAAAATTACACGAAATTTTAGATGCCAAAAAACTTGAAACCGCTGACAGTGGCCTTGTAAAAACAGGTGTAACGATTACCCCTGATGACCGGATGGCGACAGTTGCCCAAATAGGAAACTACACAGGCAAGTCAAGACTATTAACGGTTGAAGATACTTTAAGAGGCGGTATGTTTATAAGATACACCGGTACGGATGCAGTTGATAACGGAATGATTTTTAGCGATGCGTTGGGAAGAAAGTGGTTAAGGAAAAATATAGATGGCAGGATTAACGTAGCGTGGTATGGTGCAAAGTCAGATAATGCAATTGATTGTTCGCCATTATTTGAGGCTGCAAGGGATTACTATTATAAGCATCCTAATACCTGTCAGGAGTTTATTATTCCTTTTAGCGCAAATGCAGCAGCAAATAACCGTTACATTTTTACAAGGGAGCTGAAATTTACGCAGCCGATAAATATTGTGGGCACGGGCATAAATAAACCGTTGCTTTATTTTCCCGGAAACATGAGGGGCGTATTTTTTCAGCAGTTTGACCTTGACTTTTTCTCTACAGTAAAAAACATAAGAGTTGAACAAGGCTGGTTACCTGCTGCTGAAAGAGACAGCACAAGAGCGGCAATAACTGTTAGATGCCGTATGGATATGTACTACACAGATGTGCTTTTTTCCACAGGGCCATGCTTAGAAGTTGCCGCAGTAAGTGGCGGCGACAGTACAACCAATCCTTTAGTTGGGCAGGCTTCTTTTGCCATGTTTACACATTGCTTTTTTGGCGAGGGATTGTTTGGCGTTAAAATAGAAGGTAACGAAGCTAACAGTATGACATTTCTAAACTGTGAATTTCGTTCAAATAGGAGATGGGGAGTATATGATAATGGATTTTTAAGCAGCCGGTTTATCAATTGCGGCTATCAAGGAAATAGTAATAGTTCGATAGCAGGCGCAAAAACAACTGTTCTTTATGGAGGAAAGTACTATGCTGCAACAGCATTGCATGACGATGGCACAGGCATAGGTAAAAGGCCTGATTTATACCCTGCTTATTGGATAGAAACCGGCCCCCGTGCTTGGACAGCATGGGACACAACGGCGCACTATTGGAGTGGAGGAAGCTATTATATAAAAGATGCTAATGGTGCAGGTGGACAAATTTTCCCTTATGTTGAAAGTGACGATGGCCCGTATGAAATAAACCCTAAAAGTTTAAGTATTGGCGGCGTTGATGGCGTTGGCGTTGGCACAGGTAAAAGAATTGCAGCAACAGTTGATGGCATTGCATTAATAGGCAGTGTTTATTTGCCAGAAACAAACAACGCAAACACAATTAACAGTTTTAGAGTAAATGTAAACTCTCCCGATTATACTACAGTTGCACATTTTAAAAACAAAAATGGCACTCCTTATAGTTTAGCTGTGGAAGGGTATAATACAATTGCAGCACAACGGTTTAAAAACAGCGGAGGCGTACATGGTGAATTTGACTATATAGGTACAGATTTTCAATGGTATTCAGGTGCAACTTTAGCTGCAACGTTAAACACAACAAGCCTTGTTCCCGGCGCAAACAACACCTCCGATTTAGGTTCTACAGGCACAAGGTGGAAAGACGTTTACGCCGCCACATACACCGGCAGCGGTGCAGGGCTTACATCAATTCCGCAATCAGCAGTAACGGGCTTACCAGCCGATTTGCTTTCTATATTTAAAAAGTCGGCTACTTACAGCGTGGTGGCAACAGATGCAAATATTACCGCTGCACCGGGCACGGTGTATCACTTGCCAGCAGCCACGATAAGTGCTAATAGAACGATAAATGTATCTGCCATATCAACAGAAAACGATTATATCGAAATTTTAAACAATGAAGCTGGCTTTACATGGAGTTTTACCGGAGCAACTGTTTACTTTGTTGACAGAACAACAACCGTAACAAATCTGGTAACTGATGCTCACTATAAAATCCGATTAATAAACGGCAAATTAATTATACTATAATGAAAAGATTATTGTTTATACTTTTTCTGTTTGCTTTTAAATCTTATTCGCAAATAACCATACAACAGCAGCAGGGAGGCAACACACAGCTAAATGCTTTACTTCCCTCTCAAACAGGCAACAACGGAAAAGTGCTGCAAACAAACGGCAGTGCAGTATCATGGCAAACGGTTGCAGGCGGTGGCGGTATCAGTTATCCATACACTATAAATAAATATTTGAACGGGTACGGCAACTTCGCTACTTTAAACACCGATAGTTTAACGGAGGGCAGTAATTTATTTCACACCAACACAAGGGCAAGGGCTGCACTTTCTTTTACTGCTGGCAGCGGAGCTTACAACAGCAGCACAGGGGTTTTTACAATACCTACTAACACAGGGCATTTAACAACGGTAACAGATAAAAACTTTGTTACCGATGCACAGTTAACAGTTATCGGTAATACCAGCGGTACAAACACGGGAGACCAAACAAGCGTAACCGGCAACGCAGGTACTGCCACAGCCTTGCAAACAGCACGTACAATCAACGGTACTTCATTCGATGGCACGGCTAATATTAATATTACTGAAAATGAAAACTCCGTAAAATTCTTTACCGATTTTATTACAGCCGGTACAAGTGCTTCGCCTCCGTTTGTATTTACAGCAGTTAGTACCGGCACAAGTGCTACAAATAACGCAAACTTAAACGGCAACCGTCCGGGAGTGCAAAGGTTAACATCTTCCACCACTGCAAACGGTGGCTATCGAATACTCACAGACGTTACAACAATACGTATAAAAGGCGGCG